CGCTTAAGGAACTTGATTCCGTCAGCGACGACTCTCTCATTTCTGCTATCTTGCCTTGTGACGTTCATCACCGGCGCCCTGTGGGTGTTTCGGCGGGATTTAGCATCATTGGTGCTGCCAACACTCATGCGGATCCTGGGGATCCACGGACTTTAAAAGCAGGCGTCCAAAAGCGCTTTACGATGCGCGTTCCAGCCGCTGACCGTGGGTTAAGGACAAAACTTCGTAGCTTTACCCGCCGCTTTGTGCGGCGGCACTTCCGGCGTCTTTCGCCGGATAGTGATTGTAGCGTTGAGGCTTGGCTGGATAAGACCGGCTATAGTGGCGAGCGTAAAGCTGAGCTGCTCAGACTTAGTAAAGAAGTCTCTGACCTCCGCCATCAACGCAAGTACTGGCGTTGTAAATCGTTCATGAAAGATGAACATTATCAAGAGTATAAGCATGCTCGTTTAATCAATTCCCGTGATGATGGATTTAAGACCGTGTTCGGTCCATTCGTCAAGCTCATCGAGGAAGAGGTTTATAAGTACCCAGCTTTTGTTAAGCACATCCCAGTGGCTGATTATCCCACGTATATTGGCGGCATGCTCCAGCGCGATGGCGCCGTGTATGCCAGCACTGATTTTACGGCCATGGAATGCCATTTCACCAAGGAAATGATGGAGGCTATGGAATTTGAGCTCTATGAATATATCACCGAAGCGCTACCCGGTTTGAGAACGTTCCTATTATGCCTTGCCATAATTTCTGGCATCAACGTGTGTGAGTTTAAGCACTTTATTGTGTGGGTGCTCGCTCGTCGCATGTCTGGTGAGATGAATACATCGCTAGGCAATGGTTTTGCTAATTTGATGGTCATTAAGTTCACGTGGTGGGAGTTGTACACAATCGATGTTGATTGTGTAGTTGAAGGCGATGACGGCCTTATTACAACCTCACTATCTCGAATTCCGACTGAAGAATGGTTTCGTCGTCTAGGTTTCACCATCAAGATTGAGACTAACACTGAGTTCAACAAGGCATCCTTCTGTGGACTCGTGTTTGATCTGTCTGAAAACATAAACATTGCCTGCCCGCAGAAAGCGATTCTTAACTTTGCTTGGCTCCCGGCACAATATTGTCAGGCCCGCACGTCTAAGAAGTGGCAACTTCTTAAGGCGAAGGCTTTAAGTATGGCTCACCAATATCCTGGTTGCCCTATGCTGGACTCATTAGCCCATGCTTGCATTCGTAGCTTGTCCGGCATTACTATCTCGCGTAAGCTCGTGTTGAATGGCGATAGCTACCACAGAGCGCGTATGGTATCTGCACTTGACTCCCAGTTTAAGATTAGGAGGCGTGAGTGTGGTCCGGCTACCCGACTCCTTATGGAGCAAAAGTTCGGAATACCGGCTGATGTGCAGCGTCGCTTTGAGCGCCTGTGTGATTCGGTCGATGCGGTCTGTGACTTAAATGTCATGACCATGTTGGAGCCCTTCATTCATAAGGACGCCATCCATTACTGGAATACCTATGTTCGGTCCGAGAGAGAGGCCTTAGCTTGCCATTTTGGCGAGCGATATCGTGGTTTCCATG